TTCGAAGGTTCCCTGAACGTCTTCCTGACCGACTGGCGTCCTTGGCATGTAGGTCGCTTCACCCGCCCTCTGCATGGCCTTCTGCTCGATCATCCGAGCGGCTTCTGGGGTGCCAAATTGACCAGATAATATCTGTTCAGCCAATCCCTCTAAGGTGCCTCTGACCATACCGCCAGCACCAGTCGTAGCGCCTGAAGCCAAGGTCATTAAGACCTCTGCGGCACCAATTAACTTTTCTTGAAAGGATGGGTCAATTTTAGGTTGAGCAGGCGGCGGCATGATTGGGCTACCGTATGCGTCAAGTACCGGGATCTCAGACTCAGCAGCCATCATCTGCTCTTCTAAGGTGCCGCCTGTGACGCCAGAAGGCTCGGGCGGAAAAACTTCATCGCCACTCATCAGCGGAGTTGCGGCAGGAGCAACGTCACCAGCTACCATTCCAGACTGCGCCCGAATATCCTGAACTCTTTGTTTTAAAATTTCAGAATCTTGAGGTATGTCATCCGGTATGTTGTTTATCTTTATACCGTCTTTAGTGACGATAGAATATGGCATTAAAAGTCCACCTCTATAACCGTATCAGTTGTTACAGTTCCGTCTGCTGACATCGTTGACCTTTGATCAAAAACTTCTTCGCCAGACATTGAAGGCGTTCTCGGTGCGCCAGCAGCGGCAGCTTCAACTTTAGATATGTCGCCATATTTCTTTTTGATCAAAGCTTGGTTATCAACGGCTAACTTTTGAATCTCAAGCAAATTATTATAAAACCTTTGGGGACTTTGCCTTAGCTCTAAGCTACGCATCGCTGTTTCTAACTTGGCACCCTCTCGGTCAGACAATGGGCCTGTACCTCGCATTAAAGCGACCTTGTCCAAATAAATCTTGGATTTCAAAGTATTAATCATCGCCTCAAAATCAACATTTTTCTGCTCAAGGGTAAACAATCCACCAGCGTAAGATCCAGTCGTTTCGTGAAGCGCAGACTCTGTATCTTCTGGCTTTCCACCAAGCTCAAGGATCTGGTTGATAAATCCTATTAGGTCGTCAGATCCAGACAATGCGTTGCTAACATCATTGACCTTGGTCTGCGCCTTCTCTTCAGCCGTGGCCTTCAGGTTTTGAATGTCAAGCTCTAGCTTCTCAGCGACCCGGAGGTCATTGTTTCGTTCAGCCAAACGCTTTTGTTGTTCACGCTTTGCAATTTGTTCTAAAGTTTGGCGTATATCTGAGTCCTCAGTGACCATTGACATGATGTCAACACCGGCCTCTGCCATGCTCTGAAAGCCTTCAAATTCTTGGAATTTAATTTCGTCCTCAAGCTTTTTAACTTGTAACTTATTTTCTTGGATTTTTCCGGGCTGTAATTGCGCTGCCCTAGACTCTTCACCTACCGTCTTCATTGCGTCGAAATAATCTTTCCCGCCGGGTAACTGCGCGATCCTTGAGCCAACGATTGCCTCAGCGCCTTGAGGGTTTGTTTTGGCAAGCTCTCTGGCGTCAACCCACATCTTGTTTAGGCCCGGGTCGCCCCTCGTCGCCTCTACTCGGCTGGCAAAAATTTGATCAACAATTTCTGGGTCAGTTTCTCCTGACAAAGAATTTCTAAGAGCCGTATGAATTTGGGTCGCATCCCTAAAGGCTACCCCCTGCTCTGCCTCTGACTTAGAATCCCATTGTTTTTGGGCCATTTCAGCAAGCTGCGGGTTAATCATGCCTAATTGAAGGTAATCGTCAGACGTTCTTTCAGCTAACGGCTTTTTAAAAAAACTGTTCACAGCAAGCGTTTCTGCTTCTTTTCTGGCTATTTCAGCCTCTCGATCTTCTCTAGCGTATTTAGCCTTTTGACCAGCAGCGCCGACGTTAAAGCCTTGACCGAAAGCCTGTAGCGGACTCGGTATGTTTAACGAATAGTCGTATGGTTGTGCCATTGTTAATTACCTTTCTAAAATCCTAAGAATTCGCCCAAGCCCATGCCAGCGCCAGAAGCCATTCCCGCTAATTGCATTGGAGCGTTTAATACGTTACCCCAAGCCTGAGCCTGACCCAGTGCAGTGCCAGCCCGAGCCTGACCCATCTGACCGTAAAGGTTTCCAATATTTGACGCCGTCTGCTGACCATATGAAGCCTGACCAGAAGCAGCCGCCTGCCCTATTGAAGTTAACCCGGCAAGGTTTTGATATTGATTCTGGATCATGCTCTGCAACATCTGTGGCCTGAATTGACCCAGAGCCGCTTGAATGTTCCCGCCTCGAAGCCCTCCGGTTGCAGAGGCGTTGGCAAGAATACCAGCCTCGCCTTGTTGAACCATTGACTGAAAAATTGGACTCAGCTCGATACCTGAGTAGGCTTGCTGCTGGGCTTCTGGGCCTAACAGCCCAAGCAAAGCCTGCTGACCCTGTAACGAACCAGTACCCGCTTTAACATACGGAGCCATTAACTTTTCAGTGGCTAATCTTGCCGCCCTCTGTTCTTCAACACCCATTTCTGCGGCTTGAGCTTGGAGATCACCGGCCTTTCTAGCCCCCCTAGCCTGAACCGCGCCGCCTAGTATTGAGGAACCCCCTGCTATTAACGCTGTACCTATATCAGGCATGAATAAATTCCTCTATGTAATCTTCTAATTTTTCGCCGTACATCCTCATCACTAGGTGGGCGCTATCTTTAGCTACTTTATGCCCATGACAAAGCTGTATGACGGTTAAAATAATGTCGTAGTACCCAGCCCTCCACATGAACGATCTGGCGTCTACATTGCCCTCTCGCTCAACGTGGTCTGACGCCTGCCACTTCAAAATGGCGTTTGCCAGCAGCGGTACTAATGCCGCGCTCTTCTGAGCAAAGAATGCGTTGGAGTATTGACCAACCATCATGTGCCATAGAACGTGGTCTAATTCCTTTCTGTCAATCGTGTCGCCGTCGGCAACATCGTCAAATAACTGGATGGATCTGTAAAGGTCGATCAGCCACTCTGTGGCCTCTTCTGGTAGGTAAAAAACTTCAGAAAAGTTACGTCTTAGCCAATGAACATTGCTCATCACACAATCCTCTTCACCTCATTGTCTCACAAATCGACGCTAATTCAATCGCCTACACTATTTCGGTGCCAGACGCACTAATTGTCAGCGCACTTGCCGTCCCAGCCTGAGTCGCAATCGTCGCTCCCGGTGGCAAAATTTGACCAATAAGCTCTGGACAGGTGTACGTTTCGCGTCCACCCAAAACTCTAGCGTTAATCACTAAGTTAGACGCGGCAGGCGAAGACCCAAAGTTTGGTAGGTAAACATTGATAAACACGGTACTGCTGGTGGTGTTTGTGACGGTAAACTTGTCGATCACTGTGGTAACGCCAGTCGCGGTGTACTGTACCGTAGCCGCCGTCTCAGCCAGCTTTCGTGGAATGATGTTCGTTGTTGTAAGCGCCATATTTAACCTACTGTTGAACCTGAGTGACTGCAACCAAAGCCGCTGGGGCCGCTGGTGCAAACGCCGTTGCCGCCGTCGCGTTTAAGAATAAACCCGTATTATTAACCGCAAAAACAATCTCAACAAAATCTCCTGCGTCCATCGAGATAAAATCACTTTTGTTAGTCGACTTTGATTCGTTATTACCCGACAAGGTTACCAAGCTTGCAGAATTTGCAATATCAGCCCCGTTCTTTCTAAACCAAAGCCAACAGCTCTTCGCACTTGCCGAGTTAGATAAAAGCTGTAAGTTTACCGAAAAATTGTACAGGCCAGAGAATTCTGCCACCAGCCTTGAGGTAGGCGTTCCCCTCGTAATACCATTTTCAACGCCGGTCACGTTTAAATCAATGGGGTACGCTGTGTTGATCACCGCAGCGGTTAAGTTTGTAGTCCTTGAAAACTGACCGTAATACTTCTGCTGCTCAATGATTGGTCGAACAAAAATCTCACCGTCAGTCGCGTCTACGATCATTACGATGGCAACCGGGATCGCTAAATTTGGTGCTGTGGGCTTTATGTTTGTGAACGCCCCAGCGGTGGCAGGGCTGGCGTATAGCTCATCGCCCTGAACCCAAGTCTCGCCAACCGGGGTTCCTGTCGTGTTAATCTCTCGGACAGAACCAAAAACCGTAACCAATCCAAGGCCAGCAGCCGCTATTTCCTGAGTTGCAACGCCTAAAAAGTATTCAGACGGGTAGGTGCCGTCCGCGATGTAATCTACGAACTCAATCCGATTGCTACCGTTTACACCCCCAAACCCTACCGTCGTGCCGTTGGTGATCGTAGACCCTGAATTATTTCGACCGTAGATGTAGGTCTCTTGACCAACCTGCTGAACAACCCCGCCTGCGTGGTGCAGGTTTAAAGTGTTATCCACTCCATTCCAAACGACCCTAGCAACCTTATCCGAGTGCGGAGGGGATTGGTTAAAGTCGATGTAGTCAGTCTTCAGGTGATTAGTGTCTACCGCCTGATTAGCGGTGTTGGAGGCCAACTGAGCGATGATCTGAACGTCAACAATTGCGTTATCGCTGCTGCCAGCGTCAACAGCGTTAAACAGCTTCTCAAACTGACGGATCTGCTCATGATCATTCAGGAAAACCGCTAACTGATCTCGCGTTAGTCCTAGTCTTGAATTTCTTGCCATCTCAGTAGGCCAACGGCTCGAGTTGAGCTTCTAGTCGTGCAAATGATATGTGAGCGTCAGACTCGCCCGTAAACCTTTGGATGCGCCAGTTTGTCATTGACCCCTGCTGAAACCATACCAACCGCTTGCTTCGATTACCCTGTTTGCCAGCCCTAATTGATCTTGACTGACTCCAAGTCTGACCGTCAACCGAGTAACTTGTACTGATGACCGGGTCAGATCCAAAGGCTACTCGACCAGTCAAAGCGACCAACTCCAATTCGTGGAATACTGCACCTCGGCCCTCGTTGTAAATTATGTTTGTTGAGAATTCCCACCGAACATTATTGCCGTAATGTGTACCAATGTTATTTTCAAAGTAACCAATTACGTTTGAAGACGGGTCACCAATCAGCCACTTGTCGTAGCACCAGATAATGTCTCGGGCCTTGTACCTCGCCAAGCCAGTCGTTGATGTTGACAGGATAAACCACACCGGGATGTTGGTCGCTTGGGTCGCGGTATAATCATAGACTAAGGTCTGATTGGGCAAATGAACGTATAGGTGCTGATGGTTTCTGTCATTTCGAGCCTCAAGCTTGACCGTAGCCAACTGAACCTCAGTGTAGTTGGTAAGAATCTCGTCAACTTCCATCGTTGAAATCTTGTTTGCTTGAGCGTTTACGCCTAAGAAAATACCCGGAGACTCATTCCTGCCGCTTCCTAAGAAGGCAATTGTCTCAACGAACACGCAACAAGCCTGAGTGCCTATGCAACCCTTTTGAATCTGAGCGCCTTCAATTCTTTGGAACGGAAACAGGTTACCGCCGACGTTATCGAATACTTCAATGGTGTGCCGGTTAAGCGCGTATATCTCGTTTCTCAGCTTGACCAAGGCGACCACCGGGTCAGGATCGATTTCCGATGATCCATACTTCAACGGATTAACCGCGTAGGGGTCCAGTAGCTCAGTGACAATGATAAATTCACCGTCAGTGGTCATGAAGTAGCCATCTATCCAAACTACATCAAGCACTAAGCCTAGATCTGGGTCAGTGACCTGATTAACTGAGGTGCCATCGTAATAAAAAAGATTGCCGCCACTGGCAATCGCCAAAAGGTCAAAGCTGTAGTCGAGTGTTACTAAATTTTCATCAGTGCCGCCAACATCGCCTAGAACCGTTACGGCTCCATCTGCCGCGATAGAGCAGAGCTTAGTACCCATAACACGGTAGCAGACGCCGTCTCGTTCGATTCCACCGCGATTAACGCCCGGACCCTCACCATTCTTCACCAATCCATCAGCAGGGCGCAGATAGCCGTTGCTGATCCCTGACTGCTTTGGCACAGGAATTAGGTTTACTGGATAGCTGGTGCGTATTTCTGCCTGCCCGTCATCAGTAAAAATACCATTTAAGATGGGTATCTGCATAAACTTTAGCTCAATGCTTCCGCGTCAAGGTACACCGTTGCCGTGGCAAGTATCACGCTATTATCGGCTGAGTCGCTAATCTCAATTACTCCAGAAGCCGATTTTGGCATCTGCCCTACATCTGCCGACAACGACCATGATCTGGCTGAACTCAAGGACAGCCAGACCCCCGTTGGAGAGCTGGTGCCGTTAAGGGTATCGCTATTAGGCAGCGGCGTATACTTAATGCTGTAGCCTGCGGCTGGACCTTGTCCGGTCAGCCAAGTGTATGTCTCATAGTTTTCTGCGGTTATGAAAACGGTCGCAGGCGTTCCAGCGTTAATCGCCCAAATAACCGTAGAGGTTGAGCCAAAAGCGATTGAGTAATAACCGCCTGACTTTAAGTAGGCCCCCTTGCCGCTTGTTGTCTCTGTTGAAACCCTAGCGGCAAATGTCATAGCA